GAAGTCTTACCTGTCTCAGGTCTGGCACCTATCATAATAAGGTGACCACCATTGATACCCTGTACCTTACGTGCCAAGGTAGGCAGGTTGAATGTCCACTGAGCCTCAAGGTCACACTTCTTAAGCAGTGAGTCCATATCAATGTCAGCCCACTCAACAGATAGGTTAGGTGTAAAGTCTTCATTGTAGTTCTCAAGGATAGCACGTAGTGGCTCCAGAGATAGATGCTCACCATTGACGTATTCAAATCCAAGGTTGGCTACCTCTTCCCCTACATGTTGACGGAACATATCAGACAGTACATCACTGGCTATGTCTACCCCCATGATAACCTCACGCTCTACCTTGTCAAAGATACCTTGATAGGAATCCTTCTGTGCTGTGGTTAGTGTGGGGTTCTTAGAGAAGAAGAGTGCCTCAACCTCTATGGGTGTAACATCCCTGCCGTAGGTAGTAATGGCAGCATCAATGGTAGCCTTAACCTTGCGACCTTCCTTGCTGAATATACTGTTGGGGCAACGGATACCCTTGTGGTTATCATGGAAGTCTTTATCCATGAGTGTTCGTAGTAGTGCGAGTTCCATAAAATGTTCCTTATAATTTACAATGTACACTACAGTATACATTACAGTATATATTTTAATGCGTAGTATACACTATAGTATATATTAATTAGTAATCAAGAGAATCAGGATTACCCTTGGGTAAAGTACGGAGCTTAGGCTCCCCCTTATTCTCCTTCCTCCTATGCCTATGCATCTTATTTCCTAAGCAGTAGCCACACCCCTTGTTATTACCACAGCTAGGAGCCACAGCTTTAGATCCAGTTTTCTTTTTCTTTACAGTACGGCTCATAGTACCATAGCCGTAGGCCAGTTAGCTATTTCAGATAACGTCCTGTTACACCCTGTACAGTTGAGGTCTTCATCTAACTTACAGACACCCACACAGGGGGATGGTCTGTTAGCAGAGTATACTGCGGCAGCAAAGCCACGGGGTGTGGCACTGCGTATGTTCTTAGTCTTCATAGACTTGCCACCTAACTTAGCGTGTTGTCTACTAAAGCCAAAACTCTCACAGTCTACAGGCTTCTTGGTAGGCATCTTGAACTTGCCACCTGTCCATAGGCAAGTCTTCTTAGTGTAAGCATCTGATGGTGCAATGTAGTCAGGGTAGAGGGGATGCTCTTCCTCACCTTCCTTAATGTATCCACCATACTCATATGGATGAAACTTATGGTTAGGCTTACGCCACAGGGTAGACAGTCTACTAACTGGATTCTCTATGTAGTAAGGGACATTAAGATCATCAAAGATCTCAGCGCACCACATAGCATAGGTAGATGCCTTCATCTGAAACTCAGGGTCAGCCTCGCCCTTCTTCTTAAACCATGCTGCACCTGACACGGCAAGGTCAGTACACACAGGGAATGCCATTGCGAATACAACGTCAGCATCCATGAAGGCAGTAAAGATAGATGCCATAGTCTCATAGGAATGCAGGTCAGCATTCAAATAATGTATAGCACCACCACCTTTGAAGTGTTCAACCTTAGTGTCGTCATGCTGAATGTCATAGCAGTAACATGTATGTCCTGCCTCTGCCCAAGGGGTAGCAGCTACGCCAGTGTAGTCATAAAGTGATAGTACTATACTCATATCAATCTCCTAATTAGTTTGAAGTACTGCCTAGTACAACGGGGATACAGGTTCTTTAGACGCACTGCTAAGAGTCTCTTGCCACTCTACGTAAGCCTTGTTGTACTTCTTAACAGCCCTAAAGAACTTTGCATTTGCCTCGTCTATGGTAGGGCTTGGCACCTCACCTGTCAAGTTAGGGGTAAGCTTGTAAGAGTGTAGGCCGTTAGACACATGAGTAGTCTCTACGTTATGTGCGCCATACTTAGACTTACGTAAGCTACGAATAGCTGCGCTCACTGATGCCTCTGGAACACCCGTGATGCCAGACACTTCCGCAAGGGTTACAGGTCTGTTTACATTACATGCATCATAGACCTTCTCAATTGCAGTCTTTAGTTTTCCGTTAGCTTTAATTACTTTGTAGTACGTACCAGTAAATTGAGTCATTATACTTTCTCCAATAGTTTCTTTGCTTCATTAATATCTTCATGCAGATCGTAGTAATTAATCATACTACCAATACTACCCCGTGGCCTAGCAAGTATGCTGCTGCACTCTTTATAAGTAGTGCCAATGGCCCTTAGTTGTATTACCTGCGCTATTTCCTGCTTGCTAAACCCATCAACATGCAGTCCTGCTGACTTACGTAGGTGGTCACCTATCTTAGGCTTGAATACGATACTCATTTCATTATCCTATCTATGCTGGCCTGACGTAAATTCCATATGGCACCATGCAATTCATATGTCTTTAATATGTGGGCTATACTACCCTGACCTCGCCTAAGTATATCGGCACAGTCATGGAAGGATACTCCCATTGCACGTAGCTCCACAAGCTGATCCTTCTCTTCTGCTGTCCACCATCTAGGCTTGTACTTAGGCTCTGCTACCTTTACTACCTTGGTTGGCAGTAAGTCAGAGAAGTCTTTAGGTATCTTAGGTTTGAATACTAGGCTCATACGTCCTCCAGTCTATCCATGTATGCGTTGTACAACTCTACATATGCATCATATAGTTGATTTAATACAGGGTCTTGCTCTGGTGTTAATGCCGTTGAGTTATCATAAGCTGCCTTGTAATCACACAGAGCTTGAACCATCTTACTACGCATTAACTTAGTAGAGTCCATCTCTTCTACCACAGTACTAGGACTAAGACCTAACTTGACCCAATCCTTTTCTACTACCTTACCTACAAAGATATTGTCAGTCATATAACCTCCCCAAAGGGGCCAACTAAACCCCAAGTAAAGAAGTCAAACAACTCTGAGTCGGAATGCATACTGCCATTGATACTATCAACAACCTTACCATCCACATACTTAACAAGCACAGGTATAGATCGGTAGCCTAGAGCCAGTATAGAATCCTTGTGACGATCCTCTGCTGTATCACACTCAGTGTACTGTTCCTTGTAGATGCCCAATGCTTCAAGGCGAGTCTTCAAGGTAGCACAAGCAGAGCAGTTGCTACCAGTGAATAGGTTAAATGTTTCTGACATTACGTTCTCTCCTTAAGCCATTCTTCAAATAAATCAGGTGCCATAAATTCTCTTAGCAGTACAGTCAGAGCATTCATAATCTCTACGTTATGGTTAGTCTCTTCTGTTTCATCACCAGCACTTAGGTCTTTGGTAGCCTCCTTATCTAAGTCCATCATGGTTTCATAGTAGTCCTTCAATACTTCTGTAGTTACTACATCTGAAAATTCATCAGTAAATATATTACTTATTAATAACTCGCTCATTACCCTACCCCCACTGCGTTACCAACGACAACAAGTGTAACATAAATTAAACCAGCAACGCAAGCTACGTAAGCTGCACCAAAAAAGAACTCTTTAAAATTATCCATCAGACATACTCCTAAGTTTTTCTAAGTCCACATCAAGGCGGTACTTTATATCATCTTCTAACTTCAATGCAACTGCTTTCCTTATGTGTCTACGTAGTTCCTTAACGTGAGCTAAGGACTTCATAGATGCATCAGGGTCTAGTGCTACGATCACCTTGTCATACTTGAGCAAGGATAGTGCATGACTCTCCATTAGGCTAGTGCCTAGCAAGGCTACACCTACATACCCCTCAGAGGCACACACACTGGCACTGATAGCGTCTTCTACTACAACTGCTACGTTACCCTCGCCTACTACAAACGGCAAGCCAGAGCCTCCGTATCGCTTCCATTTAGGTGTCACCACCTTGTTCAATGTACGACCTGTTGCATCATACAGTATGTGATTCTTAACTACAGGAAACACTACCCGTGAATCCTTTATGTCCCAGTAGTGTGTGCCTACACCATGTATGTCCCAGTACTGTAGCCATGACACTGCCTCGTCAGGTAAGGTTCTAGTCACACTCATAGGAAAATCAA